GATGATGAAGATGAAGCATATGATCCGTCTAAGGCAAAAAAACGTAATACCGGACAACAAGTAACGGTGAAAAAAACAACCAGTAAATGGTAAATACACAAAAGTATAATAAAATATAAATATATATGGGTTTATATTTTACGGATAAATATTCATTACTACATTTTGCGGTAGGAATTATTGTATATTACTGGAATATTACGTTTGTAACTTGGTTTATTATACATATATCATTTGAATATATTGAAAATACAAATTATGGAATGGAAATAATCAACAATTTTTCGTATTGGCCTGGAGGAAAAGATCACACCGATTCATGGATAAACAGTTTAGGGGATCAGTTTTACGCATTGTTAGGTTGGACAATTGCTTATGCGGTATGTAATGTAAAATAAACCACGTGACAAATAATCATAAAATATACAGTTTATGATTATACGACAAATATGATTGGATATGGTGAAAAAATCACAATGTATATTCGATTTATACAGGTACAAATTTAATCCTCCTTTTGGGATTCACTCGAAAATTCGTCGCTGATGCTAGCCGCACTAACTTCTTTCGCATTCTCCATGACCTCGTCTTCGTGCTTCTTGCGCCCCTCCTCATCGGCAACATCACGACTCTCAAAATCAACAGTGTCCTTTACTCCAATGAGTTGTCCATCCTCAGTAATAGTTTGAGTTAGTTTATTTCCGGACTTCTCTGCCTTTTCAATATTCTCCTCAATTGCCTTCTGTTTCGTCTCTTTAACGCGCTTATCAAACTCCTCTTTTGCCTTTGTCTCATTATTAATTTTCTCTTGATGCAGTTTGTTCAATTCCTCCTCCATGAACTCTACGCGACCAGTCTTGTAAGCATTTGGATCCCAAGGCAACCAAACACCCACTGGAGCAACAAAAATATCGTGATTGGGATCCTTTTCGCGCAATTTCTTACAGAATTGTTCAGCCTCTTCCTGAGTAGCAAAATTACCACGGTTCTTTAGACCACGAACTGAAGTCTGGAAAGCATGATCACGCTGAAACTGCTCAGTCAGTTTATCCTCATTCTTATCCAAAAAATTCTGGTAATCGTCGGATACACCATTCTTCTGTAGCATATCCTGCTCTTCTTTACAGAACTCATTATAATCCTTAAAAACAGTTTCTACATTCAGATTGTATTTATAGGAAATAAAATTGATAAAATCGCCGAACTTGTTCATTGATTTAGTAAAATCCCATTGCTCTACAAATTTATTAAATAGAAAGGTCTCGCGTTTCTCCAAAATCTTGTCGGGAGACAAAAACGAAATACACGTAAATTTCTGACCGGCAATACCTGCGTCCTCGTCCAATACATCTACATACTTAGGATTAGGGGTTCCATTGGGAAGAGTTTTTCTTTCAAAGGCTACTGACTCACTCATTTAGCAATTATATATTTAGTAGTACTACTATTGTTTAAGTTATTTTCCTGAATATCTATAATTATGAAAACATTTTTTTCGGTATGTATAATATATATTCATGGACGGAATGTTTGACTTTAGCGAACTTATTAAACGTGCTCTCAAATACTTAATTGAAGGTTTCATGGTTGCCATCGCGGCCTATGCCATCCCTAAGCAATCCCTCAAATTAGAGGAGGTCATGGTAATTGCCCTCACTGCTGCTGCTACATTTGCGGTACTTGATGTTTTTGTACCTACAATGGCGTCTTCTGCCCGTGGTGGTGCCGGTTTCGGTATTGGTGCCAATCTGGTCGGATTTCCCGGGGGTCTATAAGCAAATGTAATATTGTAACATAATTCACTATTTTATCGTGAATTATATTATAATGGTCGGTATAATTATTTTATTATCGTGTTTTCTCATAATTATCGGTGTTGTAACATATATGGCATCTATTTCGAGACAAAAAAACTCAAGCGTTTCAGCAAACAATTAAATGGGATTTTATCTGAAAAACATCTTTTATGCAGTTACTATAATGATAGTTTTAAGTTTCGGATTTTTTATAGTAGTGATGCTTGTTTTGAGCATGGCATTTATATGTGTTGCAAAATCAAAGAGTCGGCGTTAAATTATAGATATCTGGAACAATCTTTCAATTCTGTCTAATTATTCGGATTTTCCATTGATCGTTTCCATAATTTATAAATATGTTCTCTGTATTGATGGACGCGTAAATTTGGATTTTCATTTTGTAATATTGGCAAGTGTTTATGATAGAATTGTTTGAATTCATGTTTATTTTGAATCACTTCATTTGAAGACTCCAAGATACCGAGAGCATCATCAATAGTTCCAATAACATCCTTTTCCATTTTTAAAAACGCATCTTGTTGAACTATTTTTTTACGTTCTAATTCCTTTTCTTCTTGTAGAACACGCTGTTTTCGTTCTTCGTTCTCTAACAAACGATGGTCTTCTTGTTTTTTCCGTTCTTTCTTTTCTTGTAACAATATTTCCTGCTCCCGTTGTGCCTTCGTCTTGGGCATGCTTGAGAGTGCTTGATTTAATAAAGACAGGTCGTCGTTTTTTAATTTCTTGGACTTGGATTTCTTCCCCGGTCCTAATAATTCTTCCTCTGCTTCCAACATTTCCTTCGTTTCCTGTTTCATACGTATCTTTTCTTCATGTTTTTCATTTTGAAGTTGTGATTTTAACTCACCGCGTTTGTTTGTTCCCACTTCCCATAACATTTCTTCTTCTTGGATCTTCTTCTCTTCATATTGTTCTTGTTGTCTTTGTTCTGCTTTGTTTTCACGTTTTTGCTTCTTTGACGGCATATAATAATATTATGGAAATTATTATTATTATATCATTTCTATCAATCACTACTTTTTACCTTCTAATAACTGTTGTTTCTTATGCATAATGCTCAAATAATCGTCTAATAATACCTTTGAACTTTGTTTTTTCAACATTTTTTCAAATAATTCATGTTCTTGTTTTTGATATTTTAAAAAGGTTTCTTTGTGTGAAAATATATGTTTGAATCTTGGACTCCCTTGTACAAAATGATCACACAATGGCATTTTATTTTGACGAACACACTCCTTTTTAATATTCTTCATATCACTCACATAATTTAAAACATCTACGGTTGTATGAGAATGAGCAACTTCTTGGGGTATGGTACATAAAATATATGTACAACTGTTTTGATCAAAGGAATGTCGTAACATTTTTGTTAATTCGCAACGACGATACGGTATATATGGTTTCTTCTCTACTAAGGAACGAATACATTCTTTTAGAGCAAACAAACTCTGGTTAATGTCCCCATTTTCTCTAAATTGCTTGCGATCATCACAAATAGATCGTTTTGCTTTTTCACATCCAGCTAAATCCAAGATACGTAAAAAACGATCTCCTAAATCAATTGTAATTTGTAGATGAGAGCGCGATGAAGTAGAATTTTCACTGGAAACACCCACTTTTCGATTTTCCGATATAATTTCTTGGATTTCTTGTATGTCACTCTCTTTTTTTAAAGATTTACACTTTAAATTTTGCACAATAAATTGTTTTTGATAATCTTCGCGTTGATAAACTTGTTTTTTATCATTCAATATATCGTAGCATTTGTTATTGTAAATTTCAATAAACGAAATGTTCGCATCTAAATTCATTTCCAATATATCGGATAGCAATATATGTAAAAACCCTTCTTCTTTTTTCGCACCTAATATGGTATGTGTTTTACCAGAACCAGTTTGTCCATAAACATAAAATGTGACGTTTTTCTTATATTTCAAAACGTTCATTAGCATACCGATCCCAAGTTCATTATATACGTCAAGATTCAGGCAATGTTCATCAAACACTTTATCAAATTTATATTTATGTGTCATATTGTAATCTTTTAAGTAACTTTTTTGCGATTTTTGTACCATTACTTGATTTTCATGCGATTTTACACAACTATCGCTGTTATTTTGGTTTAAATTCGGTTTAACGCGCGATAATATTTTAATTTTGGTCATGTTGAACTATTTGTACATAATATGATTTCAAAATATTATCATTGAAAATAATCATCAATTTCTTTATCTCTGTATTGTGAGATGTTTCTCTCATCAATAATCCAAGCATAATATGTGCATTGACTTATTCGATAATGATATTCTTCCATGTTTGTTGGTTTCCAACGTAGAAAACGTTTTCCATTTTCATGATTCGCAAAATCACGGTTATCTAACAATATATCATAAACAGTACTCCATGTTTCAATTGAAATAGGATTTGTTATTAAGGAATTCAAAGTGCCCATTACATTTACTTCACATAACTGTCCAAGAATCATCGGAATCAACCGAACTACAATCAATTCAATGAACTTATTATTCATATTTTGTATTATGATAAGACAATTCTTTTTCAAAATAATGTGTAATATAATTTACACATTACTTAATATTTAATATTCAACACAATATACAATTTAAGAACACGCTTAATTGGAGTAAGCAACACCAGCCATGCCACTCATGACACGGAGCACATTGTAACTGGTAGCATAGACACGGACCTTAGCAGTGGCAGTTCCACCAACAGTGGCGCTGGAAAGAACAAGCTGAAGGGTGGCGTTATCAATACGGGAGAAGTTACAGCTGCCAGAAGGTTGGTGCTCCTCGGGTCGAAGGGCAAAGGAGTACATGTTGATACCGGCATCGGGGGCACGGGTGTGGTGCTGGAAGGGCTGGACAACATCGAAGTAGGAACCCTCACGCTCAGAGAAGCGGTCCTGTCCGTTAAGTTGGAGCTTGGCAGTGACAACAGGGTTCTCACCCCAGCAGTGCATGTCAAGAGCAGTCTCGGAAAGAACGAAGGTACCAGCATCAGATACAAAAGAACCCTCAGCAACACCTCCCTCACCAGTGAGTTCGGCACCGAACACACCACGACTTAAACCAGCATCAGACCACTGAGCAGGGGTGGCACCGTTCTCAGATCCCATAGCACCAGGGTCTTGGAAAAGACCACCGGAAGTGATGAAAGCGTTAGCACCAGATGTCTCGGCAGGACCTCCGAAAGCATGGACAGCGTTGGGAAGAGCATCGATGGCATCAGTGTAGTTGAAAGGTTGGGCACCAAGAGTCTTGAAAAGAGTCTGACCACCCTCAAGGGAAGAACAGTAATCAACATTGGCATCAGGTTGGACAACCCAGATGAGTTCCTTACAAGGGTGGTTGAAGTTCAACTTGATCTTGTTGGAAGAGGAACCGACAGACTCGTCACCGGTGAATTGAAGTTGCTCAATAAGGTACTCGTGGGGGTTCTGGGCCATCTTGCGGCGCTCGTCAGTGTCAAGGAAGACATAGTCGATGTAAAGGGAAGCAGCAACAAGAGATTGCTGGTAGGCGGTGCTTGTGGAGACAGTTCCGGTGGTGGCAGAAAGGTCCTTGACAGCCCAGAGGCACTCACCGATGGGACGGAAATCAATGTTGATCTTGACCTCGTGGTACTGAAGAGCAATAAGAGGAAGAGCAAGTCCGGGGTTACGGCAAAACCAGAAAAGAAGGGGAATGTAAAGAGTGGTCTCAGGAAGAGCCTTGCGAGGGGCACACACCTGGGAAGGACCGCCGGCAGCAGCACAAGGACCGCTGATATCAGCAAAGGAAGGATCAGTGATGTAGGTAAGCTGGGTGGTGTTACCGATCATCTTGAAGTATCCGCGCTGTTGCTCGGCAGACATGGTAAGTTGGTTCCAGATGTGCATCCAGTCACCATACTGACGGTCAATGCGCTGACCACCAATCTCAACTTCTACCTGTGCAACCATTTGCTCACCGGGGAAATCTAACCAACGAGCATAAACACCCTCGGTACCTACTCCATTATT